TCAAGCTTTCTTCTTTTCTGGCTGCTTCAAGGCTTCCCTTACGGTCTGACCGACCCGGCGGATGCTGTCCTCGTTGGCATGGGCGTACATCCGCAGCGTGGTGCTGCTGTCAGAATGCCCCAGCCGTGCGGCGACACTTACCACGTCGGCACCGTTGGTGATGGCAAGACTGGCGGACGTGTGGCGCAGCTTGTGCGGGTGGAAGTGCTCTATCCCATACCGTTTGCCAAATCGCTGGAAGTAACGAGTTGGAGTGTCTGGATGCATAGGCTCCGGGCTATCGTCCTGTGTAAATGCCCAACGCACCGTTACCGGCTGACTCCGCCGCAGCTCCTGCAAAAGCGCGGCCACGTCAGACGAGATGTCTACAACGCGGGTCTTGCCGTTTTTGGGCAGAGTCTCGTACACGCCCCGCTTGGAGGTGTACTGTAGATTCCTCTCGATGGTGATCGTGTTGGTATCAAAATCCACCGACTGCCATTGCAGCCCGCAGGCCTCGCCCCGGCGGCAGCCCGTATCGATAAGCAGCAGGATAAACGCCCGCCACTTGAGCGGCTCGCCATCCAGACAGCGCAGAATATACCGCGTCTCCTCTGCAGTAAAAGCCTTGTGCTCTGTAGGAAGGGCTGCATCCTTCGACTTCCGGGGGCGCGGAACCTTGTCCATTGGATTCCGGTCTATCGTATCATCCAGCAAGGCAGCCTTAAACAGGTTATGTAGTACAGCATACACCTTTGTCACGCTGGCGAAGGCAAGCTCCTCTGACAGACTGGAAAGTAACGCCTTTATCATGGCCGGGGTGATCTCCGGCAGCAGCACATGCCCCAGAGCCGGAAAGACATGCTGCTCCAACAGCTGGGTATAACTGGCCCGGGTCTTTTCCGCCAGCGTGGCGGATTTCTCTGGCAGATAGACGGCTTCAGCATATTGCCGGAAGGTTTTGATTTTGGCCGCCTCTACGGCTTCCGCAGCGGCCTTTTGCGCAGTCTCTTCACGGGTCAGCACTTTCCCATCCGCCAACTGCTGCTCCAATTCAGCGGCGAATTTCTGTAGCTCCCGCTGAATGGTGCGCTTGCTCCATGTCGGCTCTGGGCGGAAGGTGCGCCAGACACGCCGCCCTCGCCCATTGCTGGCCTGCACCTCGTAGATTCGGTTTCCGTTTTTGTCAAGTTTCTCCTTGAAACTCGCCATAAAAATACACCTCCATATGGGTACACTTTGACAAGCCCGCCCAAAAGAGGTATAATCGCATTGCTTGAGTGTGCGATGACCCCGTAAGGGTGAGCCGCTTACGAAACGCTCTCGGTGCGCCAACACCGGGGGCGTTTTTTGTTTACTTCACCAAATTGTAGGCATCCAAAATATCCTGAATGCCCTGCTTATCTGCATCCGATACCGTCATATCATACTTATAATCTTTACCAGCGAAACGGATGATTGTCTTTTCAGAGGAAGCGATTTTCTGCATGAGGTCGGCATACTTGTTTGCCGGATTTACATCCACGGCCTCAAACACACCGCCTGTAAAAACTTCTTGTTGAACGTCAAAGTAATTGAAAGGAATCTCTGCAGCCTTTTCGCCGTCGATATTGATCACGACATCATTAAAGAATACCCAATCGCTTCCTGTATAGTTGAATTTCCAAATCAGCACATATCGGCCATCTTTTTCGCCAATATACGGCAGTGCAAAACTACGGGTATTTGAATACTTCGGATAGCAGGACGGTGTATAAAATGCAGTGTTTTCTACTTCATCCTCTTGTTTTGCTAGCTTTGCAAACGCTGCATCGATTTCTGCCTGCTTCTCTTCTTCTGTCTTCCCTGAGCTTTCTGCCGAAGGAGAATTGAGTTCCGAACTGGCAGATGCAGTGGATGACGCAGAAGATTTTGAGGCGTCGCTTTGAACACCATCTGGGCTAATTGCTGTAAGGAGTCCACCGATGAGCATCAGCGCAAAGAATACAATGAACACAGTCGCACAGCCACAGCCTTTTTTCTTTTTAGGCTTTCCACCCTTATACGCTTCTTCGTGTTGGACTTCCATCGGCCCGTTCAGCGGCGCACCGCACTCGGGACAAAACTTTGCATTTCCGGCCTCATTTCCGCATTTGGGGCATTTCATAGTACATCCTCCTGCTTTTTCATTTTATTAAAACCAATGGGTATATCCCACAGCTTTTCCCTCAATATGCACGTCGTTCATATCCTCTTTCCGGCGAATGATAGACTCAAATGCCGGATTTTCAGGCCGAAGCTCGACATAATCCATATGCAGGTACACCCGCTTCAAGGTCGCCTCATCCCCGATACGCACCGCCGCGATCTCACCGTTCTCCACCTCGGGCTGGATGTGGATATACACCACATCCCCATCATGGATGCCAGCGCCCACCATGCTGTCGCCGTGGCACTTGAGGGCGAAGTCACAGCGGACGTCCTCCGGGACATCCACATCCCCTTCCCTGTTCTGCAGGGCCGTGATGGGGTCGCCGCAGGCGATTGCGCCGATGAGCGGGACTTTCTTCATCTTGGGCATCGGGATGAAGCCCGGCGGGATGGGGGTGGGAGAAGTGGGCTTGGGAGTCGGCTGCTCTTCCCAGCCCATCAGGTAGGCGGGAGTGGTCTGCAAAATCTTCGCAAGTTCCGCAAGGCTATCAACCGGGACCTTTTCAATATCTCCTTTTTCATATCTATAGATTGTGGCAGGAGAAACCCCGAGACGCTCTGCTACCTTTTCCGCAGAGAATCCGATTTCTTTTCTACGTTGCTTCATTCTTTCGCCGGTGGTCATGTTCATCACCTCTTGATAAGAGAATACACGAAAAGTCGCAAAATTGCAATAGCGTTTTGCAAATTCAAAAAAGATTTTCGCAAAAACGCAAGTCGTCTATTGACTTCTTGCTTCTGTCGGGTTACTCTATGTGCAGAGACTCGCGTTTATGCGAGTCATGAAAGGAGGTGAACCACTCATGTCTACCAACATGAATCTTCTGCGCGGCAAGCTGAAAGAGCGCGGTGTGACCCAGCAGGAACTTGCGCAGAAAATCGGCATGGATTCAAGCACTTTGTCCCGCAAACTTGCATCTGATGGTCTGAAATTCACCGTCGGCGAGATGCATGACATCGCCGCAACCTTGAACCTATCCGCCAACGAATGCAAGTCTATCTTTTTGCTCTGATACTCGCATTTTTGCAAGTTCCATTTTCAAAGGAGGTGAAGAAATCCCCATGCTTTCACTAAAGCTGATTCCGATTCTCTGGCTTGCAGTTGTTGCGTGCAACCTGTTCGTAAAAAAATTCACGCCAGAGCTTTCCGGGTGGTATCCGGCATACTCTGGCGTGGTCGCCATTATCACGCTTGTGGGTATTTTATTGATTTCATGCTTTCAATGACTTCATTGAGCAAATTAACTTTTTCATTCAGCCTTCCGTCAAGGCTTATCAATTCATCCATTTTACGAATATTTATCTGCACAAATTTCGGAGCATAGTAGGATGCAATAGCAGAATATGAACCATATTCTTTCAGATTTTCATTTGTAGGTGCTTGAACTGCTGCTCCGGCCGCTCGGATATATCCTTCATACATTTCGCGCTCTCTGTTCAATCGCCACTTTTTATCTTGATGTTCGTATTCCAACTGCTTCATCTTTCGCTGGTGCCAATTATTACAAGCCGCTGTCAGTATCGGAGACACCAAGGCGCAAATCGCAACGATCATCACCACCAACGATGACCAGTCTGAAACAGACATCCCTGTATTTTGTTTCATTTTTACACCTCATTTCTACATTTTCTTTATTTTACCGCAAGAAAGGGGTGTGTGCAAGGAGGTAAACCACATGGACAACAACAAAAAGCCCAGCGAGCCGTCGGAAGCGGAACGCTGGGCGCTGAAAAATGTGCCGACAGCACAGCTCGTTGCAGAACTATCCAATCGGGAAGGCGTAGAAGCAACAATAGCAGAGCCCTACCAAGATGCCGAAGTCAAGGTAAACGGCCCCGCCATTGTGCTCGTGGTCATTGATTAACCAATTCTGCGATACGGGTACGAGCGCTTAATGTACGCATGAAAATACTTACCCTTTGACGGAGCGTTCATCAGCGATTCATAGACGCTTTGCGGCACACCAGAATACTCGTATAGTCCGCCGCTATGAAATGAAATCCAAAGCGTAGTGCCTGCATATCCGACTGCTGCGAGGTCGGACGAAGAAACAGGAATCATCTGCATATTTTTCACCTCCCTTCTGTCCCTCTATTCTACCGCAGAAGGGAGCCACCTACAAGGAGGTCAAAACCTTGAACGACATTATCTTATCCACCCAGAACGGCGAACCGGTGGCATCCAGCCGGGAGGTCGCCAAACGCTTCGGCAAGGAGCACAAGAATGTGATGCAGGCCGTCGCAAATCTGGTGGCTGAAAATTCAGCCGCCAAATCCATGTTCCATCCCGCCACCTTCGAGAACCGCGGTAAGAAGTACCCCATGTACCTCATGAACCGCGACGGTTTCGCCCTGCTGGCAATGGGCTTCACGGGCAAAGAGGCCGTAACGTGGAAGCTCAAGTACATCGAAGCCTTCAACCAGATGGAGAAGCAGCTTGCCGCCCAGCGCAAGGACCAGCAGGCCGTGCAGGACGAGAACATCCAGCGGGCCATTGACCAGGTCATCGCCGCCCGGAAGCGTCTGGACGAGCAGACCGCTTTCCTGGACAAGCGCCGTGAGGCCCGCGACAAAAGCAAAGCCCTGTATTTGAGAGTCAAAGCACTTTGCAGTCAAACCAAAGCCGGATACAGCGAAGACTGTGACATCGTCCGAACGATGGAAACCGTCGTGCGCAGCTCTCAGGATTTTCTGAACAGCGCCGTTGACCAGCTGACCATCGTTGCAAAAGGCTACCCGGCCTATCTCGCCCTGATGAACGACATCCTCTCGGATGCCATTGAGAAAAAGGAGTGACCACTATGAGGAAGCATACGCCTCCCGTCCCCTCTACCCCGTTCATGAATGTCCGCGATGCTGCCCGGGCCACCGGGCTTTCGGAATACTACCTGCGCAAAGAGCTCGATAAAGGCACCATTCCTCACATCAAGAGTGGCCGGTGCATCATGATCAACGTCCCCGCCCTGCTGGTGCAGCTGGGTGTGCCGCAGAAATAAAAAGGAGGCATCCGCATGAGAATCAAATCTGGCGTCTGGTACTGGCTGGCGGTGGCCAGCGGTGCCGTCGGGATGCTGTATGCACTTGGCTTTGCAGGCAGTATCGAGGCCCTCGGTGTCATCTCCGACACCGACTTCATCACTGCGATGGTGCTGCTGTTGCTGGCGCTGTTCTTCGTCCAGCTGGGCGACCATGCCGCAGAGCGCGAAGCTCAGCGCCGCAGGTACATCGACCGCCGCCACGCCCGCCCCGAAGAGCCGGAGTACCGGCAGAACCGGAGGGACGCATGAACGCAAAAAGCCCGTCGGTGCTGGAACACCGGCGAGCCTGCAAAGGGATGATGAGTTTGAACCAGCCCATCACCCCGAAGGATAACATACTTTGGAGGTTTTTACAAGAGATGAAAGGTATTCTTATCGAGCCGGACAAAGACCCGGTCGTGACTACCCTGCCGGACACGCTGCAAGGCATGGAAGCACTTTTGCAGTGTCCCTGCGCGCAGAAAGTTCTGCCCCGCACCCCTGCGGTGCTGGTGTACGGTATCTATGGCAAGAGCCTGAACCGTACTTATCGCGGCCAGCCCATCTATGGCACTATCCTCTGCTACGGCTGGCGGAATAACCGCTTCCAGCCCCTGAGCCCCGCATTGCAGACCGAGATGCTGGACCGCCTGAAGGAGTTGGAGGTGCGGGTATGACCACCTATATCTGCAAATGCGGACGGCGAGTGAAGAAATCCACCGATGCCAGTACCACTGGCAACCGCCTATCCGGCTATGCACCCGGCCATGAGTGCTGGGGATGCCCCTACGCCATGCCATACGGAAACTATCAATGGGATGAAAGTGCTAGAACTGTCAGCCGGGAGACTCAGGGCTACGAATGCCGGATGAGCAAGACCCTCACCTATGCGTCGGAGTTTGCTGGCTCTATCAAGGATAAATGCACTTGTCGAGTGCATAGTCTGGACTTCGACTTTCTGTCTCAGGTCTCCGCATGGATCAAAGACACTTATCCAGACAGAGAGATTTTTGGCTCGTTTTCCAAAGATATTCGTGCATCGGACTATGGATCTGATGGCCGTTACTGCCTGACCATCACCTGCACCCAGAATCTGAAAGGCATTGCCACAAAAAGAGAGCTGCTTGGTCAGTTCTTTACTCCGAATGGTAGCCGCAAGGACATGACACCGCAGCAGGAAATGGAAAAGATTCTTGCTGACATCAAAAAAGCAAAGGAGATTTTCTCATGTACACCTGCCCAGAATGCGGATGCTGCTGCGACCATGACAAGCCCTGCTGCCAGCAGTTCGGCGGCGGCAATACCGACCACCTCGGCGAGCGAGGCGGCTGCAAACGGCTTGACTCCCGCGCTGTCCCCGCAGAGCAGCGCATCGGCCCCTGTTGTTCCTGCGGAGACTTCTTTTGCATCCGCAGCTGTCCCCAGCTTTGACTTCTCCGCTCTGGGCGATTTATCCCAGCAGGCCACCGAAGCCGACCAGCAGTTTGATTTGCATTACGGCGCGGCGCAGGACGAATACCTGATCTCCTGCATCTACCTCGCCCGCATCCACGCGCTGACTGCCAAGGCGGGCCGGTATGGCGGCGGTACATGGACAAAGTGGTATGAGAGCAAGGGACTCAGCGAAGGCAGCGCCCGCACGATGGTCAAAAACGGTGACGCTTTTAATTCCGCAACAGTTGCGGAATTAAAACAGCTGCCCGAGCTGACCCGCAAAGATTTGAACCTCATCGCCCGCAGCGGTTGTGCTGGGCAGCTGGTAGACGCCGCCGGAGACAGCCAGCGGGTGCAGGAGCTTTTAGCCCAGCTCAAGGCCAAAGAGTACAAGCTGAACGAAACGCAGGCCAGATTGAAGAGCGCCTGCATTCAGGAGCAGGAGTCGCGGGACGCAATGAACACCGCCAATGCACAGCTGGAAGCCGCCCACGTCGACATTAAAGGTCTGACCGAACAGAACGATCAGCTCAAAAGC